GATAATGAAACTGTTGAGTGTTGTACTTCTATGCATAATTTCAATATAACAAATCTTGCTGGATTTGGATCCTGCAGATCTCAATTTAAAGGGAAATTCCCTGATTTGGATTGTCTGCATAACTTATCTAGTGTTGGTGATAAGATATTGCAATACTTGAACACTTTAACCAACTTACCAGCTAATGTTGGTTATGTTGTTAAACAGATTGCTAAACACAGACATGATTTCTTTGCCTATTTTCTAATGAATTATGCTTTGAATATAAACAGTCCTTATGGTACAGATATGGAATTCAAGTCTATTGTAAGCAATAGAACTCCTGATTATGTCAAAGAGGATTTAGAAGAAAAGAAAGTCATAATAATTGAATTCTCCGTTGTAGGTAATATGTTGAGAGGTAATTTTTTGAAAGGTGTCGATGAATACACTTCCAAATACAAAAATGAAATAAATCAATATAGAGCAAAAGGATTTGAAGTTGTTTATAAACCATTGTTATTGTCTACTAGTTCAACATTGCAAGAGAATCTGGATTATTTGAAGGTTAGAAATGTTGTTGTAACAGACGAATTATCTACTCATATAGATCAGATTAGATTAAGCATACGTCAAGAACTTCAATATTTGATCACGTATTCATTCGATGACACTTGTAATGTTAGACAGTCTCATGGATATTCACAGGAGATTGACTCCAATAATGGTTGGTATTATTTATCTGTCAACGGTAATAAATCCAAATTTTTGTCAGCTTATCAAGTTTTGTTATCCACTACTTTTCAAAATTTGCCTTATAGATTTGTACTGACTAAATATCCTAGAATTCTTCAAGTCGACTCAGGTCCAGATTTACTTAATGGCAGGGAGTTTAAGAAATTGCAGGGAGATCAAATAGGATTCTTTATGAAATATAGGGATAGTTTTAAAGGTAAGCAATCTTTTTTTATTCAGGGTTACCGCAAACCAACTTCAACTAACATAGATATTCTAAAACATGGGTCTGCCTATGAATATACACAAGAAGACTTGTGTTCAACTTTTAAAACAGCTGTGAAATATCAAGACTCAATCCCACTTAAAACAGTTCAAAATATGGTGCAAAATCTTTGGTCTATGCCAAATGGGTCTTTGGTTACGAAAAATTCTCGAGACTCAGTAGTGATTGCTTTGGAAAATTATCGTAAAGGATTGAATAAATGGCAAAATGTTCAGAACAATATATTGCCTCCTATCTTGAATGATCCTCGCAGATCTTTCTCAAATTTGCTGGACTCAAGAAATATTTATGATGTATCTTACAAACAAGGTATTGTTATAAAATATCCTAATTATTTGGCCGTAAGTATGTCTGCCAAACTACTATTATCAAAAAAAGATAAGCCTATTTTTGAGAATGATGATATAGAAGTCGATCCAGATTTAGCTGATGGATACAAAAAAGCCACCAGTGATATATTTGCTTATATCAAATCCTTATCACTCGACACAAATCAATCTTTTAAAAGGCTTAAAACTCAGATGACTCTTGAACAACAGACACAATTCAATAAATTAAATGATTCTCTAAAAGTATCCCAGACTAAATACACAAAAATAAGAAAGTCAAATAGGACTGGTATCATTAGACTAACTCCTGATGATAGGGAAATGATTAAAAAAGATATGAGTTGGAAAGCTAAAACGGGTTATAAATTGTATATGGGTCAATTACAAGATTTGACAAATTTGTCCAATTTGGTCTTTTCTTCTACTAACGGAATAAATTTCAACTTTAATGTTCCCCAAAGTGTTGATATTGAGATATTTAAAAAAATAAAAAAACTGGCTCAAGACAAACTCAACGTTTACATTTCGGAGGTGAAGTCAACAAAGATATTTGATTTATTGGTGTTTCATTCACGCCTTTGTTATACTTTGTTTGCTGCTTCAAATCAAAACTTCTCAAATAATTACATAAAGTATGATAACTTGGGGTTAACAGATGTTTGTTTGATGATAAAAGGAGGTAAGAAGATAACCAGCACAAGATCCAGTAAGATATTCAAATTAATTTATCCAGCATTAAAAGAAGTTGAAGATTGGAATAAGAAACAATGTTTTTACTTTAAAGATCAAGCTTATGAAGAAACACCTTGGATGACTTTGCACCAAAATGAAATCCTTGATGGTATGGCATTACCTTATAAATATTTATTAAATTATATTTCTACTAGATTAAAGTACTCCAAGACAGTGACTCAAGATGTGTTATTTATTCCCACTATGTTGTCACTACATAATAGAAGAAAAACCGAGCAAAAAATGCACAATTTAAGGTATTTAATTGTTAATTGCATGGGGAAATTCAGCCAAGTTGGTGACATGTTGAAAGAATTCATGGCACCAACCTATAGTCCCTTTGATCATGCTTTATATTATGGGTTGGCAGAAAATTACATAAAATATTATGATTCTGTCAATGAGTGGGTTAAATTAGGAAGCAATGATGCAATAACATTTAAAAATTGCAAAGTCAATCACCCAATCTTTCCTAGATATATTCACAATATAGATGACTTATCTTGCATTATTTATTCAACATATATGATGACTAAAGGTGGTTATCAGCAATCATTGGAACAAACTGTCAATCTTCAGTCTATAATGGAAACACA